CTTTCCAATATTTTAGAGATGATACTAACGGCCTAATTGTCGGTTGCTCGGCTTTATATATGTATGAATAAGCATGCTTTTTCCATAAGTTTTTATTATGTCTAAATGCTGCATCTAAGTTTAACACAAGAACTTCATCAAAATCTGGATAGTCATATTCTTTAATGCACACTGCATCATGTTCTAAAAATATCATAGTCTCATTTTCATCTACAACTTTTTCCCAGAATAACACATGATTAAAGAAACAAGATTTCTTTGTATGATACATCGGCTGCTGTTCTGTTTCATACGCATATGCTCTACTATTGATCATTGGTTTAATGTGATATAATTCTTCAAAATAACTGAGACTAGCTGGTGTGATACCACTAACAAGCTCTGCATCTATTATACCAAACTTTTTACAGCTTTGTAAACAGTTATTTGCAGCTTCACTAGATTTAGTGTGAGATTCTATGTAGATAATGTTTGCCTTCACGGTATTTTAATGCTCCATTGAACACTACCATGCGCACTCAAATTTAGACCACGTTGAGAAACAAATTCATTAACAGCTTTCTTCACTCCGCCTTTATCGGCATTCAAAGTTTTCCACTTGTAGTCATCGCCTATAATAAGTCCACCAGGTTTTACAACTTCAATTGCGTTATTTAAATCGTTCTTGACACCAGTATATGAATGATCTCCATCAATGTAAATCCAATCAAGTTTTTCGTCAGCATGTTTATACTCTTCAAACCATTGAGTTGCTGGTTTGCGAATTATTTCAGCTTCTTTATAACTTGAAAACTTACTTACGACCCCATTATAAATTTTGTCATAGTAATCTTGGAAATCTCCAGGATGCTTTGAACCTACAATTTTTTGATATTTGTTGTAAATATTTGTCAAGCTAATTGTAGGATCATTTACTTGAAATGCCTCATCATAACCTGATAAGGACCAAGCATCTACCATGTAGAATTTTTTAAGTCCTTTTTTAAGAAACTTTTCAGAAGAACTACCTTTCCATACGCCAATCTCAGCACCGATCGTTCCTGATTTAATTAGATGTAGTATTTTATCTGAGTCTTTATTGACTCCTGCATTTGCCATCATATCGCTGCTCTCCACGCATTTTCAGACCAATAGTTTTTAGTAGCACCCGTATCAAAATCAAAGCCCCATGTTTCGATATCATTTTTATACCAGTCAGCTACAATCTGAATAGTCTTTTCGTTATATAGATCCTTATAAGATCCTTTATTTAATCCTGTCACATTACGTGCACGTGTCATGGATGTAAGCTTAAAGTACATACAAAGGTCTTGATTTAGATTTTCAAACCTCATAATATCACATTTGATATTACCTTTTTTATCAGTCACATAATCATACGCAGGATACCAACCACGAATAGCGCGATGCCACATGTATTCCATATTACCCCATTGCTCACGTTCCTCAAGAAAGTGTTCAAATGAGTCTAACTTATACTTGCCAATTGGTGCATCAGCTTTCTTTTCTACGAATGTCGTTTTTCTTGCAAAGAAATAACGTGATACAACACGGTCCCATGGGTTACGGACAATAGCAAATGAATCATACGCATTAGTCAGTTTGGGTGATACGTCCTGCCATCGAGCATGCTCAAACCCATGGTGATCACCAATAGAATCCATGTGGCTTTTTACAGCTTGTGTATATTCATTTGACTTATGAGCCTTAGGGCCTGCAGGAATAATTCGTTCACGTAACAAGTCACTATTACGAACAGTCATACCGGCATTCTTTGGGATATGTATAAAAATCTTAGGTAGAAACATATTCTTCTTTCTTTTTCAATAAAACCATTGTGTGTTCAGATGCAACTACATCATAAAACTCAAGCACCCTATCATACCTTGGCCTCTTATTCTTGCCATAGTCATGGATAAAAACAAAGCTATCATCTCTAATATTATCTAGTATAGATTCAGCAACCCATTGTCTTGCTCTTCCGTCAATTAACACTACATCAAAGATAGTATCTTGTGTCTTTGGCCAATTAATATAATCAACAAACCATTCATATTTAGCAGGCTTTAATTTTTCCTTTTTTGGAATAATATTTGGTGGAACATGAAAGTACTTAATATTTGGTAGATGTTTAATGTCATTACTTACTTTATTATACCACTTTGCATCATGCTCAACAGAATAAAGAGTTCGTACATAACCAGATATAATTGATGTGCTACGTCCTGAACCATATTCTAACATAATTTGGTCTTTATGTAAATAGGATTGTAGAAACTCCCATTCATTAGGTTTCATTAATGGTATACTCATATTTGTTTCATAAGCTCTTCAATGTTCTCACCACTATCGGGTAGATGGTCCTTTAAAAAGAAGTGGACAAAGTGCGCTTCCGGAATCTTGTCATTATGGACTGCAGTGTATAATGCATTCCATTTCCAATCCAACCGCTGAACTTCTATTTTCTTTTTCTTAAACCAATAGTTAAGAGTAATTTGATCCGACTGCCACTTAAATGGTCCTTTGCCGTTAATAAGATCCATTAGCATTGGTTGTTGTAAAAATTCACGTGCTGTAAGACCATTTAATGCTTGTAGCATTAGGTTACTATTATATAGCATGACACCAGAGTTAAAAAAACCAAAGCCAGTCTTTGGGTTAAAATCATTCCATTTTACAGGGAGAGCTGAAACCATTCGTGAATATGCTGAGATCTTTTGGGCATAAGCTTCAGTAATTGGCATATCAGCTTCATACACACTAGCTGCCGTCTTTCCATTATCAAGTTCTTGAAAAATATCAGGTGCATCTGGTCTAACATAAATGTCAGCATCAATTACGCAACAGGCATCATAGTCATCAAAATAATTAAAAATATTTTCTTTTTCAAAGATAGGCATATAACCAAGTCTTTTCCAACCACCAGTTTTACCCTCACGTTCATTCATAAACGGGTCTGGCGCTAGACGAATAATAGGACCTATCTGTAACTTATAATCTGCCCCAATACGATTAGCATAAGCTTCGACAGATGAAGTACAATGCTCATACAATTTACTTTGTTGGCCAATGGCCACTTGATATATAAGTTTTTTCATACTAACCCCATTAGCTCATTCACATTTTCACCCTGATTGGGAAGCTTTTGTTTTAAGAAAAAATGGACAAAATTACATTCTTTGATTTTAGTATTGGCTGTAAATAATCCATTCCATTTCCAATGCAAGTCATGAACTTTCATATTTTCTTCTTTAATCCATACGTTCAACAGTGTTTGATCTGTTGACCATTTCCAATTACCCAATCCATCAATAAACGGCTTAAAACTAGGTCTTAATAAAAACTGACGTGGTGTTTCACCGTTTAGGTAATTAAGCAATGATTTATTAATAACCATCACACCCATGTTTCTGAATTCTGCACCACAGCCGCTAGGATGTTTCCAGTCAAATAATTTATTTAACGGTACCATGCCATACTGCTCACGAGAGTAATTAGCAATTTTTTTCTTATATTGGGGGGTTATAGGCATGTCTCTTTCAATGGAAGCAGAAAAATCAACTTTAGTTCCTACTTCTTCAAAGATAGACTCATTGCACTCTGGACGAATCCATACATCAGCATCAATAATAGCAACCTGATCATATGAGCGTAAATAAGTAAACGCGTTTTCCTTCTCAAAGATTGGAAGGAAACCACCATATTGTTCCCATGCTCTTGGGTTTCTATTTGTTTGAAATACATCAGGCTTGATCATAAGAATAGGTTGGCGCTGACAAATATAGTTAGCGCCAATCCTATTTGCGTATTCTTTTACTGAAGACGTGCAATGATCGTAAAGTTTAGATCTTTTTCCTGTGTATACCTGATAAATTAATGTTTTCATTGTAATACTCAATTATAATCTGGGCAATTTTCAGAGCTTCATCAAAATTAGATCTGAATCTATTACCTTTTTTTCCATGTTTTGTAAACCATTTTAAATTATCTATAGTACTTTCATGGCTATTCAATTTATAGTCTTGTGTATAGTTTTCCCACACACTACGTAATGCTAATACTTGTTCTATCGTATTAACCGTGTAGTTGTTGGTTGTCAAGGTCGTCATGGTCATATTGTTCATCATACATTACTTCTTTCAACAAGAGCTTTGAATTATTGTCTGTTACTTCGCGGATGCGTAAATCTTTTTCTATAGATTTAACTTTTTGCTTACCGCGTTTTTTATTACGGGGGTCGAAACGTGAATATTTTGTCATATGCCTTTCCTAGTAGCCTAACATTTCTTTTGTCATAATATAATCTCTTACAAAATCTGATCGGACAATGTCTTCCCAACCAAAATTTATAATCTCAAAATTCTTAAGCTGTTCTACGATCTGCAGAAACTTAACAATGCCTTGTTTTTCATCTTCATATTTAAAGTCACTTTGTTTATAATCACCACTAAAAATAATTTTTGTAGATCTACCTACACGCGTTATAACAGAATCAAGTTCGTGGAAGTTTAAGTTTTGCATCTCATCGACAACAATAATAGAATTATCAAATGTAGTGCCGCGTATAAAAGATGTTGACTCAAACTGTATCTGACCGCCGATAAGCATTTTGTTATATGATGCTTTGTCGCCAAATAGTTCGCAGCATATGTTTTTATATGGTGTGGTAAATGCGTCTTCTTTTTCAGCTTTAGTTCCTGGTAAGAATCCCATATCTCTTGTTGGTACCATAGATCGCACAATAATTAATTTATCATACTCAGTATCTTTGTCAAGTACGTCTTCAAGTGCAAGATATAATGCATTAAAAGTTTTACCTGTACCTGCTGTTCCTGTTAATACAAGATTATATCCTTCATCCCACGCCGCATAAGATTTCTCTTGATTTAAAGTAATTGGGTCAAATTGTAACAAGTCGTCTAGACGTACAGTCATAGAATTATTTACTGTTTTAATTCGTTTTTTCATTATGTCTCTATTGTATTACCACGACCTGATTTTTTCTTAATACCCTTCAGCATGTCATTCCATTCGGTCCCTGCCATTTTACGTGCAGTGTCACCGTGACCTGATATAAATTTTGCTGTTGAGAGTTTTTGTTTGTACTTACCTTCTGCAAGTAATGCTTCTCGTTCTGAGAGAGAAAGAGTCATATCTGTCTCTTCACCAGACTCGATGTTTATCATTGTGTAACTTGGCATGTGTTTATCCTATGTCAGCTGACTATATTATAACATAAAAAATAACCAGCTGACACAGTTATTTTCCTCCTATGAGACTTCAGCTATACGACTTGAAAGAAACTCGTGTTTTCGTTTGAGTTTCGACACTAGGTCTTTATTACCTTTCTTTACAACCTTATTAATATATTGTTCTAATTCCAGTAAATCGTTACGCAATCTTTCGAGCTGAATTTTACTCATTGGTTCTCCTATAGTTATTATTATTTTAGAATTAAACCTGGATATGCCTCCTGTACTAGTTTTTTTGTGATACCTTTTGCTGGCTGTTTTTTATCAATCATATTACACAACAACTCAGCGTCTTTAGGGTGAACAATCTCTAACAAATCGATAAAGAGTTTTTCACGGCGGAACGCAGGCATCTTTTCACCTGGACCGCCTTTCACCCAATTAGCAAATTTTCTATTATGTTTGAGTAAGTTTGATGGAACACTAGATTCCTCTGCTGGTTCATATGGCGGTTTACCTTCAGGTAATAGCCATTGAACACTATCATCAAATATACCACGAAGCACATCTTTCAATGCCCAGTTATTTTGATGCTCTTGAAGAATTTTAATCTTATCCGCCTTTGTTTTAGCAGCAGAAGCTTTTTCTATAATTTCGTGTACACGCCACGTAACTTTATTTACCATATCAAATGAATTCCTTAACATCTTCTAATAATCTACGACAGCGTTTATCGACAAGATATTGAAAAACCTTCTTAGAATTTTCTTTCTTATCTTGGCTGTTAAATGTATTTATAATATCCTGTTTTAGATCAGCTGGTGTTGATTCAAGATCTATTAACTTTCTGTTACGTTGAATGTTACGAAAAACATCCTGTCCTTGTGAGGTAGGATCTTCCATCAACGCCTCCATAATTGGCTTGCGTAATGGAGTTTGTCTTACACCGTCTACAAACACGTTATCTCCTGACAAAACATTTGGTACACCATCTGATGTATCGCCTTTCAGTATCAACTCAAGCAGCTGTTTTCTTGGATGCTCTACCTTTATATATTTCTTTGTCATAGGAGAAAACTGCGAAACGTTATTATATTTTTGCAATTGCGCAAAATCTTTATCAGCTGAAATAATCATAACATCTTCATGATTACCAAACTCTTGTGTATCTTCTACTAATGCAGCAATCACATCATCAGCTTCACAGCCTTCTATTTTAATAGTTTTATAGGGAAAGTGTTCACCTAGTTCTTCCCATACCATATTGATAACACGAAAGATTTCATTCCAATCCATTTTAGAATCTTTACGACCTTTTTTACGAGCGGCCTTATATTGTGGAAATGCTTTATAGCGCCAATTACCACCAGCATCACCTGCAATAACAACCTCACCAAATTTGTCTTTGAATTTTGTTCTATACATACGTATGGAGTTTAAAATCATATGGCGAATTAAGTTCTCATCAATGTCTAATTTCTGTGTAATGATATTAGAAATCGCGATGCCATTGTAGTCAATAATAATCATAGTAAATCCTATATACTGTCCCTAGCGTAATGCCCTTACTTATTATACACATTCTTTCAGGGCTTGTACACTACTTTTTTAGATGTTTTGAATGTATTTTACAACCTATAAATTCATTATAGTATTCGTCGCTAAATAGAACATCCCTTGCGAATTGTTCTTTCGCTTCATAGTAGGAACACTCTCCCTTTGTTTTGCAAAGTTTTAGAATTTCTCTCTTGAAATTGTCATTTCCCTTAGATTCTACAAGTGTTTGTACTTCCCTACTGGAACCAAAATAGGTGCGCCAGTCGGACTCTACGCGCGTCTTAACGCGCCTCTTGCGGGTCTTAGTGATAGGTAAGGTCTTGGGTTTCCAAAAGAATTTCTTGCCAATATACTTCTTTCCAGTATCAAGCTCTGTTATCATATAGACAAAACCCTGATATTCTTCAGGTGTCTCATCATATTCTTTTCCATTATAACGCCACATAATTTATTTTAATTCTTTTCCTCTTTTGTCAAACCGCTGTAAAATTGTAAGTCTTTTTGGATCAAATATAACAAAGTTTTGTCCAGGTGTTTTCTTGTCTTTATTAAAAAATACTCCCTGGACACCTTTACTTTCTAAGTAATCAGATGCCTTCTTACTTTCGGCAGGACCAGATTTTCCTGTTCCATATGATGAACGTAAAGCTTGATAATAATATCTACCCTCTGTTCCTCTGGAATCATCATAGTCAATTGTTTTCAAAACGTTTTGAATAAACTTAGGTTGTCTATCAAATGGTAAGTCCCATCTCAACAGCTTATCAGTATCTATTGAAACTTTTAATTTATATAAAGTTGAGGTATTACTTTTAGAAAGTTTTTGATAATACTTTCCTACATCTATATTTTTAGAAATATAAATTCCAGAACCATATGCGGCACCACCAGATCCAGTATGAGCTTTGGCTTTTTCGAATTTGTCAAACCTAGATGAAGATCCATGCCATGCTGTAAATGATCCAACTTTTTCTGTTATGTAATTCTTGAAACTATGCATAAAAAAATAGCCCCTTTCGGAGCTATTTATAATCAGTCGTTATCGAACTCTTCGTAGTCTACCGAGAACCCACACATTGGACAGAACTGAGGAACTTCCTCATTATCTATCACCATGACCTGTGTCTCACACTCGCAAGCAGCGCACTCTGTCCAATATTCTTCTTCCATTTATGACCCCTTAAAATGTAATTTCACAGGCACCGCCCTGGCACGCTATGGCGCCCATCGTATCTATATCAGTGAATTCTTTCTGATTCAATTGCGATACGAAATCGATTGGTTTAATATTCTGTTGAATCTTGACCCATTTGTGGAGTAGGAAAACATCCTTCAAACAATACTCTGTTTCTTTCAAACTACCATCAAAGTAATTATTAGCAAACTTATTATAACGACGAATCCATTCTTTGTTTAGATCAGAAACTTCACCACGATACTCTTCTGGCATTTGAGCTTGCATCGTAGCATCCCACAAGTCACGAAAACCTGACTTACGAGTATCAACAATCAAACCAGATGCAAACAAAGCTGCTTTGCCATACTTTGCCACAATTTGATCTTCATCAAGTACTTCTGTCATGGGTGCTTGTGCAAAGTCTTTGTCGCCCATACCAGCTAGGAAACTAATCCCTGCAAATGAATGACGGTTGTCATACACATAGTCTTCTACTTCAGACCACATATGAGGTTGTACAGTAACGGTGTTTGATACGTTGTGGCGAATAGTCGGTTGAGCACAAAGTTCTACATTTGTACCAGCTTCTACCCAGTTGTTCTGTACCATCGACACTTTTTCAAGCAGAGCTGTACCATATGTTTCTTCACGATACAACGATCCTGCTGGAGCTACAATTGGAAAGCCAATGCAGTAATCAGTACCATTAGCTGACCATACAGACTCTTCAACCATATATGGATTGCTTTCAGCAATTAGTTTAGCCACTTCTGTATCTTTGTTCAACTGGATGTGACGAATGTAACGTGGCGAATGTTCTGCGTGAATCCCAGAAGCAGTTTGAAGTAATACAGATGCGTTACCAGAAGGCTTGACACATGTTGTCCTCGCTGCTGGATTGATACCAGTCAATGCAGCAACTTCTCTATTCACTCGCTTAACGATCTCAGCACCTTCACGTTGAACATCAGCGTCAAATAAAACATCTGGGTTATTCATCCAACCTGTTACAGACACGCCCAATAGAGCTTCACGTTCAAAGATTTTCTTTGTGTTTGCATCCAAGTATTTGAATTCTGTATATCCAGCTTGGAGTGTACCTAGAATAGCACCGGCACGACACGCTTTAAAGAATTCTTCTTTAGTTGTGCATTTGCCGCCATTAATCTCTGTCAAGTTACACCCTTGCCATCCTGACTGTCCATCAATCTGTGGATACATGCCAATCTCAACACATGGGTTCGTTGTAAAATCTTTATCTTCAACAAAATAAAATCCAGGTTCACCGAACTCTTTAATCGATCCCATAATAGATTTAAACTGTTCTCTAGTAATCTCATCGCGCACAATTACAGCTGAGTTGTTAGAACGACCACGCTGTGGATTGTCTGTGAACCAGTTGCCTGTCTTAGCATTAATCATCTCTTCATCAGTTGCTGTAAACAAACAAATGGTTGCAGAACGACGAACACCACCAGCCAATACTGCATCAGCAGCATGCATAGCAATGTCATATACATCGATAGGACGCAGGCGTTTCTCGCCTTTCAATACACGAGACTGAATTAAATGTTCAATTTTATCCAAGGCCTTACGGAGTGGTTCTGGACCTGGAGCTTTAAACCCCCCATTAATCATGGCGCCCTTTGGACGTACAGAGTTCAAATCAAAATAAACTTTACGTCCGGCCATTTCAGGGAATTGCTGATCTGCTGTGAAATACGATGACATCAATGCGCCCAATGCATCTGCCCAACCTTCTACAGAATCTTCAACAACCCAACCTTTAGCTTGCTTTTTACGATCTGCGATATCAGGCAAACGTGCTGTATGGTGATCTTGTACAGAGAATCCTGCACCAGCGCCACATAGAAGAACGTAAAACAACTCTGAGAAAAAACGAGGCCGGTCAGCGTATGTTGATGTACAATTATACATCCGCATTTGGTGCTTGCGTAGTTGATCTCCACCAAACTGTAGCGCACGCTGTGCTCCTAGAGCATACTTCAATTTGTATAGCGATTCGGCTTCGTCAATCATCAATGACAGTTCTGGTGTCATTTTATCTTTGTAGTAGTCCCGATGCATGTCCATAACACGTGCTACTGACTCTTCCCACGTTTCATATCGATCTTTAGATTCATCCCATCTTGAA